ATTAAGGGCCTGTTGGTATGTTAGGTCGCAACGTATATTTAGGAATCCGAGTATTACATTATGTTCGGTGAATGATTTCGTAAAACCTGATCGGTTTACGCTTCCGGTTGCGAAGGCGGCAAGATTGCCTTGGGGTGTATCGCCGTCGCTGTAAGCTCCGGCGGTTTGTTGGACAGGATTAACTGTAATCCTGTCTGAACTGCCACCAAGGAATTCCGGTCGCGTTGCTCTTAAGTCCGGTGATGTTACTCCGAAGTGACTTCGGATTAGTTCGATGTATCGTGTTCCGCCTCTGGCGTCTCTTTCGAGTAGTTTTTGTATTTGAAATGCTTCTCGGAGGTCGTTGATTGTTGTGGCGGTTGCGCCTGATAGGTCGGCCATTAGACCAGAATTAGCTGGGTCTGATGTTATTCCGAGTGCATCCTCAGTAGTGGGCTCTTGCCCTCCTGAGTTATATGATGTTCCTATTGGTTTTCCATATATGTTGCTTTGCATTTTTAGGTCGTCATCGCTTCCCCAATATGGGGAGAAGCCTGTTCCTTGTGGTATTTTGTCGGCAAAGCCGAGAGCTTGACCTGTTCCTATGACGGGGGCGGTGCCTCCGAGTGGTATTGTTATGGCTTCGCCTTTTTGTGGCCAGGGTAAGCATGATGTAAAGTAGTCGTGTCTTTTTCCCCTTTTTAAAAGGGGTGCGTATGTCATCATTGAGTCTGGGCCATCTCCAGTAGATATGTCTTTTGGGTCTATTAAGTTTTGGTCTCTAAACCATTCATCGTAGATTAAATGGAGAGCACGTAGAGGTAGTGCTGATATCTTTAGAGGGTTTTCTGTACCCGTTTCGGTGGGTATTCCTAAGTAGTCATAGTTGGTCTGTGGGACGGGTGAGTCGATGGTTATTTGTGGTATGAAATACTCTGTATTATCATTTGGTTTGATTTTTTCTCCGTTGAAGTTGGGCCAGTGATCCCATAGTAATCTGTTAGCTACGGAGAAGTAAAAGGTATCTATAAATAGATTATCCATGAAAGGTTTGATTGGCGTAGCCAATCTCGCGAAAAGTGTGGAATTTAGATTGAAGGTGTCTCCGGGGAGTGCCTCGTCTACAAAGAATGGGATTAGGAAGCCGGCTGAAAAAGTTGTTTTATACCCGTGACTCCTATTGAACTTTGAACGTGGGATACTGACTTGGGGCAATTGAGCAAAGCTGTGAGACATGACTGATTTCTGCGATTTTGACATTTTTTGGCCCTTTCTGTGATTTTACCTGAGTTTGAGTTGATTTGGTGTCAGTTAGCACAGTTAGATCAAGTAAAGGTTCTGTGCTGAAACCGTCTGAATCCGAAAATATACATGGGTTCATGATTTATTTTCGTCCTCTTTTGGAGGGTTGACGGTTTCTGGTTTTGGAGCCGGTGACGGCTCTTTGACTTCCGGTGGTCGTGGTAGTAGCAAGCCCATTTCGATGGCTTGTTGTTCATTTGCTGGATTGTCAATGAAGTCCAGCATTAAGGCTGGGTTGTTCGCGAATTTCTCGCGTATGTCCGGTGGGTATGATTCAAATGAGGATTTGGCGTTTGCGATTTTGAGTTGGGCGGAGTTGAAGTCTTCTCCATTTGAGAAGTCTCCGTATATGGGTTGGGGGTCATTCGGTCCGGGGGTCATAGACCCCCCAGTCCGAGCGTACCGTCCAAGTATTAAATTGATATCTGAGTCGTCTTTGAATTGTTGTTGAGTCCTGGTGACTCCGTCACCTCTGGACTTAAAGACTCGTCTGCGTACTAAAGTTACTTTCTTGACCGTTTTCTCGCACATCATTTGTCTCTTTTTCTAATAGTGATGCCAAAGATAAAATAAAGACGGGGTCTTGGGAAGTGATTTTCCCTGAGTTTTCCCATTGACCTAATCTGTATAGGTCGAAGTCTTGGGGGTATTTATTGAGTTGGGTTTTTATATCGTTTACAGCGATAGTGGCCTCTCTGATTGCGATTACTTCGTGGTCGCAGAAGAATGGGTTACCGTAGGTACCGACTTTATTGTCCTTTACAGCGAATATAGTCTTCATTTGCATTTTCTAACTCCTCGTATTCTCGGGTTAATTTTTGTAGTTGAATTTTTTTGCATTGTTCTTTTTGTATGTCTTTTTCTTCCCATTCGGGGTCTTCGTATTTAAGTTTAGCTTTTATTCTTCTTTTGCGTTGAATAACTTTAAATAGCTCTGGGTGTGATTTTTCGTAGAGTGAATCGTAGTATCTTGGGATTCTTTTTTGTATGAATTTGCCATTCTTATTCATAATGCATCCATCTAGTGGATACATGTCTTTGTAGTTTTTTAGAAAGAATGCTTTGCCAATGCCTCCGGGTTCTCCTTTTTTGTTACCTCGGGACATTTGGGCAAATTCGGGTTCTCTTTGTGTTATTAGTCCTGTTTTGATGTCTACCCATTCGTACCATTCATCGGCGAGTCCGCCGTTTATTTTTTTCATACAGTATCGGGCTACGTAGCAGGCTGAGTCGTAGTTGACTTCGCCTATTGTTGAGTATCCGTAGTCCCATTTAGTTTCTTGTAGTTCTGACCTCCAAAGGTTTATACCGTTTTTAGTCAGGTGTAATTTTAAATCTGGGAATTGATATCCGAATATTAGTATGTGGTAGTGTGGTCTTGATAGTTGTGTTCCGTATTCTCCGCATGCGTAGAAACGTATAGTTCTTCCTGGATGAAGTTTATCTATTAGTTTTCTGAGTCTCTTCATGAAGAGGGTTAAGTGTTCAGGATTTAACGTACCTGCATAAGGTAAGTTATCATCGTTATATGTTAGTGTCAGGAAGGAATTTTGGTCTCCATGAGGTAGCATTTCGTGATGGCATCTTAGTGCCCAGTCACTTGCGTATGCTATTCTGCAGTTTTCACATTGACCGCAGGGTCTTACGACTCTGAGCCAATAGTCAGAGAAACCCTCGCTTAGAGCGAGTGTTGTCGGCCATTTGCCGGTCTGGTGGTTGTGATGAATGGATCTGTAAGCGTGTACTGGACGGTAGCATGCCATGATCTCCTTGGATTCAGGGTGATTTTGGGGTATTAACGCTCATAAAGAGCGTTAATTTTTTTTTTTACAATCTAGTGCCTCCCCTCATGGGTCGGGCGTTATTGGCACTTTTTACGGAGGTGTTCTTTGTGAAGTTTTTCTTAGATGATTTCTTACTCATCTTCATGCGTTTTGCTGGTCTTTTTTTTGGCATGTTTTCTCCGGTTATTTATGTTTGTTTATATAGGCTTTTTTAAGCCTTTTGTCAGCTTTATATTGACGGTATTTAGTTGTTGCTTTTTGCTTTACTTTATCGTAAAGTTTTCCCCAATTTCTTTTTCCTTCTTTTATGAAGGTGTTTGATTTTCGTAATGCTGGGATTACTACATCGCCTACGGCTTCGTAGGCTTGGGAAGTTATGTCCGATTTTGGTAATTCGTTTTTGATTTTTAAGGCTTGTGCGGTGTGTAAGTTGGCTAGTGTTTTAGAAGTGTTGGTGTCTTGGATATTTTTTACTGCTAGGGCTGAGTTAGCTTCTGTTGTCGATTTATTAAGTGCAACTTGAGAGCTTGTTAGTGATGATCGTATATTATCCGCTAGTCCTTCTGTTGGGTTTTTTGTTTGAGCCATTGCACCTTGTGGTGTTGATGAGCCTTTTCCCATTGCTGATAGTATGGGGTTAAGACCTGCTTTTCTGAGGTCGTTTACTTCCCGTTGGTGGGATGTATTTGACATCCTTTCTTGAAATTTTCTGTTTTTGTTGCCTTCACGTATGTTCACGGCGCTAGAGGCCAGAGAGCCTAGAATAGAGGCTCCGGCCGTTAGGGCTGCTGGGGCCATTCCTACTGCTGCGACTGGTACGGGCATTAGAATTGGTCTATCATGCCAGGTGTACTGTATACCGGCATGGGTCGTGCGCATGTTAAGTCTATATATGCGTCTAATAGGAATTGGGGTTCTGTTGTTACTGCCACCACTCTTTCGACTGGTGGGTCTGATTGTATGAAAGCCTCGTTTAGTACTGGGGATGTGTCGCCGAAGTCCTCGGCTAGATGCCACATGTCGAGGCTTTGTGAGTCGCTGCTTCTGAATTTGCCTGTTATAAGGCTTGGTTTGTATCTGTATTCAGACCAGCGTTCTTGGTAGCCGAATACTTCGTCATCGGCATTAGTCCCTGTTGCATGTATCTCTCTTTTGAGTACTGCTTGTTCGCCTAAATGAGCGAAAGCGGGCCAGTAAAAATCGTAACGAGTTTTTCTAGTCCACATTTTATTAAGGGCCTGTTGGTATGTTAGGTCGCAACGTATATTTAGGAATCCGAGTATTACATTATGTTCGGTGAATGATTTCGTAAAACCTGATCGGTTTACGCTTCCGGTTGCGAAGGCGGCAAGATTGCCTTGGGGTGTATCGCC